CCGGTGCACCGCTCTTGCTTACGCTGTTGGCCACCAGTGCGTTACGCACATTCTCGTTCACGTAGGCAGCTAGCGTCTCTTGCGCCACAACGTCAGCGTCGTTGCTGGACTGTTGGATGTTGATGCGGTTCTCTTCAATTTGGCTCAGCAGGAATTTATAGATACGGGGGATATCAATATCGTGCAGTCCTAGTTTCTGCGCTATGAGCCCACCCGCCATCATTATGGCCCCCAAGCAGGAGTAGAAACGGTCGGAGGCGTTGAGGTTCAAGTCAGCGTCAATCTTGGCTTGCATCTTAAGCAGTAGGTCGATAGTCTTCTCTTGGTTCTTAACTACGTAGTCCATGTAGATTGGGCCGGCTACACCATAGTTGTGTTCTAGTTGACCAAACACGGCATCAATCTCTGACTTGGTAGCCCCCGTATAACGAGCCACTAGCATTTCAAAGGTTCTACTCAACTCACCATTGGCAGTTGCCTTAAGCTGCATGAGCTTGTCCACAACGGAGGCGTTGGCGGAGGACAGGGTGACACCCATCCATGTTGTGAGGTTTAAGCGCAACGAGTTGGTCTGTGAGTTCATGCGGTTCTTGCCCCGCCCATTGGTCACACCGTACGCTAGCGCTGACAAGTTCTCCGGTGTCTCGTTGGTAATCTCGTCAATGGTATTGGTGATGCTGTTCATCATGCCCAGCATATGTATCTTGGCCGCGTAGGTATCATCTTGTTTGTTAAGCAGTTTGTCGGGGTGGCCAAAGATGGAGTTGACCATCATCTGTGCGGTGCTCTTGCCGGAGCCTGAGCCATTGGACTTCAAGTGCACCAGTGCGCCTTTGACTGCGGTGCCTCCAATAAACTTTAGCAACGGGGAGCCGAACCCAAGAAACAAAGTCAGTGCATGCACTTCAAGCCCGGGGCGGTTGTAGAAGTTGGCCATGTTCTTCCATGCGTCTAAGGTGCCCGTAGGTTTGAAGTACGAGGCCAGTTGGCGTGTAGCACTGGCGGGGGGTGCGAGCTTTGTGCCTGTGGGCGTGTATTCAATCTCACCAACTACAAACCCCTGCATGTCTGGGGTCCAACCCATTTGGTTTCGAGTCTTGTTGGCAGCGACTTGGTTTTGTAGCTTGCGAATTGATGATGCGAAATATGCCATGATTGCGTCAATAGTTTTGCCGTAGGCCACCACCCCGTTTTTAACGAGCAGGCTCCGTAGCTTATCAGTAGTAAATACCGTCTCAGTACTTGTGTAGAACCGGCGCACCCCATCATGAGGCAGATGTAGGTTAATGCCAATCATCTCACCATCCCCGTTGCCGTTCTCGTCAGCGTCAAAGAACCGCTCGGTTACATACAGGTCTTGCCTGTAAATTTCAACTTCTCTGGTGTCGCCGTTAGCATCGGTGTCACGCTTAAACACGCCGCCGCTGATGCCACGAAAGTATGGAAAGGGGAACTCAGGAATCCGCATGGTGACTGCGGAGGAGTTCTCATCCTCAGGCTTCTCAATCAGGTAGGCACCATCTACGATTTCGGACTCTTCAACGTACTTACCCAAACTGATTGGGGAGACCCCTTTAAACGCGCAGCCCTTGCATCGGTCGCCGTAGTTGTCACGGTACCACTCGCAGGTATAAGGTCCCTTGGTTTCTGCCGCCTTAGCCTCGGTAGCCTCAGGGGTGTACTCGGGGTGGGCGTTCGACATCTTGTGGATAGCTGTGGCTCCGTCCTCGCATCGGTAGGCAATAGATAGCCCGCCACGCCACATTGGTTCTTCTAGGGTAGCTGCGTTCTCAATGGTGTACTTAATTTGTGCACACCCGCTACCCGCCATGCTGGACATAACAATCCGGCTGAACTTAGTCTTAGGGTACTCACCACCCACTAAGTCGGAAGTCACACTGTCTATGCCATAGGCTTTTGCCGCAAACAAATCAACGGGCGCTGGTGGCAGGAGGGCAGTGAAGGTATCCAACGACACAGCTACCCCAGTCCTCATGACTTGTACGGGGCGGTTGTCACCCTGCTTAAAGTTCGAGGTGCCGGGCATACGCAGTATGCGGGCCGAGTCCGCTGTACACATCGGGTCAGCGTGCAGGTTGTGTTGTGTACACAACCGCTTAAAAGATTTGGCGTGGCCAACCCACACGTCCGCTGGGACGTCTTCAGTGAGGGGCCAATATACGTGAAGCCCACCGCCGGAATTGACGATGGTAGGCATGGGGAGTTTGGTGGTGAGTACAAAAGCCTTCAAGGCTTGCGCAGCAGATGCTTGGTCGGCGTAGGGCTTGCCCGTGCCGCAGTCTAGGTCGATAAAGAAGCAACGCAGGAATGCGGCGTGCTCTGCCTTACGCCTACCAGCGTCATCAAAGGTAGCCAATGCAAAGTATGCGTCTACTCCAGACCCAACTAACCCTGCACCTACAGCCTCAACATCCTCTATCGTTGCGTGGAAGTGGTGTTGAAGCACCTTGTTCCTAATACCCACCGCGCAGTACACGCCTTGTGTGGGCAGTACCGATGATAAAAAATCAGTCATATAGCTTCACGGTGTAGCTAAAAAGAAAGAGGCGGCAGGTCTCCCCGCCGCCTCGCCAAAGAAGATCACTTAAGCTTGCGCAGCTTTTTAATGACTTCCGGTATGAGCGCGTGCTGCGGCCCCCGAGGTACAGTCTCTCCTGTCAACCAGTTGTAGACCGTGGCCCGTTTCACGCCGAACATATCCGCTACCCATGTAATAGGGACCTCGTGTTCAAGGCAGGTCAAAGCCAGCGCACGCACCGCAGGGTCAAGCCTGAACTGCATGTCACGGATACGGTGTGCAAAGGAGGAACTGTAGCCCCGAGTGCCAGCTAGCATTACTCGTCCACCGACCAGTCGTTAAGAATATCAGCTACGTTCTTAGGCGCGGCTTCCACAGTCTCAGACTTAGTTGACTTGCGCTTCACGGGCTCAACATCCGTAGCCTCAACCTTGGCCTTGCTAGCCTCAGAGAACGCAGGGGGTGCCGATGCAAACGAAGCAGGTAGAGACAACGTGTTGCTTCCATCTTTGGCCGCTGCCACCATCTTGAACTCAACGGCTTGCTTGGCGTCTTCAGTTTCGCTTTGTGCCTTGGCCAGTTCCCACTCGCTACGCTCCAACGGGCGCACCGCACGGAACTTCAACACAGGCACAGCTTCAGCCGTATCGAAACGGGCCTCAGTGACCACACCCGTGATTGGGATACCGTGGCCACCTAAGAACTTGCCGTAAGCTTGCAGGGGCATCTTCTCGCCATCAGCCTTACCGAAGTACGACTTAGCAGGAACCTGCAGGCGGTAGATATTGCCGCCAATGTCGTTCTCCAACGCCACTGCGATACGCTTGCTGTAACGGCATGCACGAGACTTGCCATCGCCCGAGCCTTCGATGTTTTGCTTGCAGGTGGCGCAGCTAGAACTTTGTGGGTTCAGCACCTCGGTGTTGGGTACCAAACCTTCAGCAGACCAGCAGGTAGGTTTGACGTCTTTGCCTTCTTCGTACTTGCCTTCGTAGAACGTACGAGACACACCCTTGCTGGTAGCCAGCACAACGAAGTTCATAGCGCGGTCTTCGTTCTTGGAGACCTCCTCGCCGCCAACGACCATGCGCCACACGCCGCCCTTGATGGAGATTTGCTTACCACCGGAGCTACCAGCGATTTCTTTGGTTGTGGCATCGGAGACATCACGCAGGTAGTCAGGGATTACGGAGCCCGATTTGAAAAGAGTCATATTGCTCATAAAAAGTCCTATTGATTAGTTAGAAGAACGACGAACGGTAATTGAGTACTTAGACTCAACATTGACACCCTCAGGCAGCAGGTCTGGGTTGTCCTTAAGAAACTCCTTGAAATTGCTTTGGGCAATACGACGTTCCAAAAGTTCAGGCACCTGATGCCCAAGAATGAACTTGTACATACTTTCCCAGTCGCTGGTCCAGTATCGGGTCTTAACAGACCGTGTGAATGAGCCGGCAGAGGTCTTGCCTCCGTCCTGACCCGTAACCTTACAGATTTCCAGCAGCTCTTGCTCAATGGCATCTAGCTGGTCATCTAGGTCTTTGATGGTGTCTTCCAGCTCTTTGGTTTTTACCGCTTTGGCGTCGCGTATCTTGACGTACACCGCTACTAATTTTTCTGCATCCATAGAAAATTTCCTGTTGTCTTACGTTGAATAGAAAGGAGTGGGGCCAAGGTCGTCAACCTTGGTGAAGGGTGACTCACCCCACGTTTGAGATTATACACTGTCTAATCTAGTCGTCAAGTACTTGTTTGTACAAATCGACTAAACCTTGGTGCAAGTCAATGTTGCTCTGCAACATCGTGTACATCCGGCGCTCCACAGGGCTACCCTGCAGGTGCGTTACCGTGACGTGGTTTACTTGTCCCGCCCGATGAGCGCGGGAGTTAGCTTGCAGGTAAATCTCTGTAGATGATACAGGCCCCCACCACACAACTTGGTCCGCTTTTGTTAGGGTAATCCCGTGTGCTGTAGCCTGTGGGCTAAGCAAGAGTATGCGAGGGTCGTCCTCTGTCTGAAACTGTTTGATGATTTCTGCACGTTGGCTAGGTGGCATGCCGCCCTGTATCGCCTCGACCGTGTGACCCTCTTTGGTCAGGTAGTCGCGGAGCATGTCCAGTGTGTGCCGATACGGCACAAATATCAAGATTTTGTTGTCGGTGCTTTCGATCACCTCCATGAGCGCTGCTACTCGGTTACTAACATCGAACTCCACCACTTCCCCAGTATCCGTATAGACCGCGCCTTGTGAGACCTGCAGCAGCTTGTTGAGCATGGCGGCTGCGTTGACTGCGGTGATTTCCTCCCCTGCGGCTACGGCCATCATCTGCTTGCGTAGCGTCTCGTAGTACTTCATTTGCTGCGCTGTAAGGGGTACGTCTCGTGAAGAGTACAGCAGGTTGGGTAAGTCAAGGCATTCTTCTTTGGTAAACCTTATCGCGGGTTGCAGGATGTTGTAGACCGTTTGCTGTGCGTCTTGCTTGGGCACCCACTTGTACTCGGTCAGCTTGAGCATCACCTTGTCACGGAACGACCCAAAAAACCTAGGCACCGAGTCAGGGTTCACAAGCTTGGCCAAGCCGTAGGCATCCACGGGGGATTGCGATGCAGGGGTTCCCGTCATGAGCCACAGGCGGGTAGTGGGCTTGAGGAGCGAAGCGAGGTACTTCCACCGATCGGTTGCCACGTTCTTCACAGCATTGGCCTCGTCTACGATGATGAGGTCAAACCCACCTTCAGCAAGTTCTTTGCTAACGACCTTCACGCCGTCAAAGTTGATGATGACGAACTCGTAGTCCTTGGCGATGACCGCTTGGCGTTGAGTGCGCGTCCCTTGGGCAATAGCTACCGTGCGGTGCATGACCGTCTTGAACAAGTCCGATCGCCATGCTGTCTCCATAATGGACACTGGGCACACCACCAGCACCCGCTTGACCTTGCCTTGTTTCATGAGGTAGTCCGCTGCCCACGCGGCGGCACCTGTCTTGCCTGTACCTGCCTCATTAAATACGTAACAGCGGGGGTGGAGGGTCAGAAATTCTGCGGTGGTTTTTTGATGGTCGAACGGGGTAAATATCCCCGGCCAGCCGTAGCGTCCCAAGATGGGACTGGGCACGTCCTTGATACCCATATTGCGTAACATTTGCACTTCATCTAAATCCCAGTTAACTAGTAGCCGATCTACGTCTCCATTACTACCGATTACTTTACTTTTGGGAATGAGTGCGGTGATCTGTGCCGCCTTGCGCGTGTTAAACAGCAGCGCTTTATCTTCTATTATTTGCATAAAGGTATAAATAAAAATAATAAAAATAGAAAAATAGCCGGGTAGCTGAACTACCCGGCCTAACCCACTTACAGGAGAACTAACGATGCCAACTGCTTGGCACCGTAAGCTTACACTACTTTTTTGACTCGCGTTTGGAGGTTTGGGACTTCAACGCACCAGTCTTGGTACGAGAGAAGCTGCGGTTAGCCGATGCAGGGACAGCCCTAAGGTTGCCTGCACTGGTCGAGGACCCACCCTTGCTTAAAGGCTTGATGTGGTCAATCTCTACGTTGCTAGGCAGGTCGCCATGCTTCTTCTCGTATTGTCTGCGGGCTCGGTTACGAGCCACACGGTTGGCAACTTGTTCGGGAGAGTCTTCGTACTTCTCCTCTTTTGCGTAGTTTCTAGATTTAGCCACGGTGGTACTCACAGGTAGATACAGGGCAAAACTTACATAGCGCAGAACTGCGGGGGTTCCACACCCCTACGTCCACGGCTTTCTCAATCGCATCAGCCCTGCCAGCCCATTTAGACAGGATTGTTGGGAGGTCGGCCCGAGAGAACTCGGCCTTGATTACATCCTTGGCAACGACGAACAGTAAGACCCCTTTAACGATGTGTATGCTGGGGTAGTGAAGCATAACCATTGCGGCCATGATCTCTAGCTGTGCGGTGTCTGCGTATCGACTGGACTTGCCGGTCTTGTAGTCAACTACGCGTGCGATGCCTTTGTTGTGGTTGAGGGCAAGATAGTCCGGTATGCCCCTGAACCATACGTCTGGGTCAAAAAACGTACACGGTTTAAAGTCAGCTCGGATGGCCATCTTTGCTTCGCATCGAATTTCACCACTGGCGGCAGCGAGAGGTTCGACGAACGGTTGGAATTGCTTGTAGGTTTCGGGGAGCGGGATGTTGTCACGGATATATTCTTCGAATGCTTTGTGTACGGCAGTGCCGTACAGCGTAGCTTCTGTGTCGCTTGATTTGAATTTTTTAAGAATGCGAACCTCATGGTACCTGCGTGGGCACCCCTCGTAATCTTTGACGGACGAGTATGAATGCGCAAGAGCCATGACGGTCTTTCGTTTGTTTGGACACTACATTCTAACAGTCTCCATAACTCGCACCCATACCCGACTCGCAGGCTAGGGGTAAACCCTGCGCCCACGTTGGCCTCCAGCGCATGCACTCCTCGACATACGCCCGCGCTTCCTCGGCCTCCTCCACCTTGGCAATGGTGGCAATGGCGTCATGCACGGTCAGCACCACCTTGTAGTGTTTCCCAATACGCAACATTTGTTCTGCAATGACACACCTTGCGATAGCTTGGCAGAAGTTCTCCACCACCTTCCCGCCGTACACCTTGACCGACATGCCCTTGGAGTAGTACACCCACTCACTTTTGTAGTCGGGGCCTACAAGGTTAACCAACTTAGGGTACTGGATGTGCAGCCCATTGGGTAAGCTCAAGCCCTTGCCGGGGATAGCGTGCACCACGCCCACGGCGTCCACCTGCATGCCGTTACCCATCGCCAAGGCACGTAGCGAATCGTCTGCCTTGCGCCACAACTCAGGGATACGTGGGTACGCCGCCCTGTATACGTCAATGATGCGCTTAGCCCCTGCTTCGGTTACGTCTACCCCTGCAATCGTCTTGAGGAACACCTTGAGCTTGGCATGCCCGACACCGTAGCCGGCACCGAGAATCACGACCTTGCCCACCTGCCGTTCGATACCTGTGATCTCTTCGATGGGCTTGTTGTAGATGCGGGACGCCATGATCTTGTACACGTCCTGCTTAGCCTCGAACGCATCCAGTAGGTCCTGCTGGCCAGCCAGCCAAGCCAAAGTTCTAGCTTCGATTTGTGAAGAGTCGCAGTCAATCACCACGTACCCCAGCGGAGCCATGATGGTCTTCTTGATCTTGCCAGCGTTTGGGTTGCGTGGGTTAGAAGTTAGGTTCTGTAAGTTAACAGAATCCTGTCCAGACCACCGACCAGAGTGGGCCCCATAATAACGAAGAGGAACAGGAAAAACGCCCCGATGGGACATCTCAATAAAGCGCTGAGTGCGCGTCTCTTCAAGCGTAGACTTGTTACCCAAGCGTGCCGCCACAAGTATTTGTACACGTTCGTCATCGTGCTCACCTAGCTCCTTAAATGCCTCGTCGGTCTTGGCAAAGGCATAGGCTATTTTACCCGTGGTTGGGCTGACTTTGGTGGGTGGCTCTACGCCAAAAGAGTGCAGTAGCTTAGCAAACTTGTCGTTGGACATGAGTAGCTTCTTGATGCCGTCCATACCCTCACTGAAGATTGCATGCACGTAGTCAGGGTCAGCCTCTGCTAGCATCGTGTCGCGCACCGACTCCATTAGGGCTTGCTTGCGGTCTTGGACTTCGGTCAGGTGTACCCGCAGCTTGGGCTCGTCCAGCACCAGAACAGGGTCAATGAACATGCGCAGCGTCAAGTCCAGCAGTCTTAGTTCGATTTTGGGGAAGCCCATTGCCATGTACTTGTCGAACAGCAGCTTGGTTAAATCCGTATCGTTACAGCAATATTGGCCATATCGTGACAGTTCTTCCGGCGTAAAGTCCTTATACCGTTTGCCCAGTGCGTTCAACACCTCGTCGCCCTTGACGCCCACACCCATGCGCTCTGCCTGAGCCTTAAGACTGTGCGACTTCTCATGCGGGAACAAAGCGCGGGACATACCCATGATGTCAATCCACAACAGCGGGTCAACATCGTAGTGCCACTTCAAGATAGCGCCGTCAAATGCCGTGTTTTGGCAGATGACCATCTTGTCGCTCCACTTGTTTTGGCGTAGTACTTTGTCAACCCTAGGTTGCGGCACCCACACGGTTGGGTCATCGTTAAGCTTGAGCGAAATACCGATGGTCTCGTACTGCGGGGAGCGAATGTATTCCTCGGTGGTTAACTTGGTCAGCGAATACGTCTGCGAGTAGTAGGTCTCTAGGTCGCAGGTTACTAAGTTAGGTTTCAAAACATCCCCTTAATTTTTTCGGGCCAGCTTAGCTTTTCCTCTGCAGCAGCTTTTTCCTTCAGGTACCTCATATTCTCTTTGTGGGCTGCTAGGTGCCTTCGCTGTTGCTCAATCATCTCGTGTGAAATGATCCGCTGTGTAGCGGTGTTGTAGGTCTCTGTGTTGGGGTCATAGATACTCTGCCCTTCGCCTTTAATTGGTACACCGTATAACATCTTAGGGTCATTCGGTCCTGACCCTAAAGCGTACCTACCCTGTGATTTGAACTTCACAGTACCTTCTGGCTCCTGCTCCGGCTGCGCTGTCAGCGCTACCAGTACAGCGGCCATTAGTTGGGGCTCTACGATGTATTGGTAATAGGCGGCGTCGAGCGCCGCTGTATCGCGGGTTGACTTCGGCGAGGTACCAAGAACACGGTGCAGCTTACCCCCAATTCCAAAGTCTTCAGGGTTGGTCTGCATCCTCTCGATCAGCATCTTGGCTCCGGCTGAGCAGTCCAGTTCCGTTGGTTCGGGTGTCTGTGTCATGGTTGTTTCCCCAGTTGAGTTGCTTTTTCTTGGCATAGGCTTCACGCTTGCGTAGTACGTCTTTTAACCGGCGCTCCTCCTGCGGAGTCATCGGCTTTTGGTGCGCGGATAAAAACGTGGTAATTGGATTTGGTGGTTCGGAGGTCATTCAAAAGCTCCAAGTTAGTTTCGTTAATGACTAAGGCAAGCCCACCGGATTCCGTAATCTTACGGAGGTTGACCAACTGCAGGTCAGTAGGCTTGTTGCTCCCCGCCTTGGCTTCGATGCCAATGAACCGCCCATCAAGGCAAGCGAGGATGTCAGGGGTGCCGTTGTTAGCGTGCAAGCCCCCGATGTAGTTCACAGCATACGCACCCTGCGCCTTAAGCGCGGCATGTATCTTGGCTTTGACCTTGGCCTCGGGTGTCATGTGTTCCCCCTTGCTCGAATGGCGGCAGCCGCCAGTTTTGGTGTGAACCCGCATGTCAGGCAACCGCCTTGGTCATTCTGTGCAAACGGCACAAGCGGCATTACTTCATCAAACATCTTTGCACAAGCCTCACGCTCATCTCGAACAGCGTCTTCTAGGCTTTTAATGTAGGCGTTGATACGTTCAATTTCTGGAGCGTTTGCAGCCTTGATACGCTCACGCTCCTCTGCGGCGGCGGCGTGAGCCACAGTTTGGGCAAACACAAGCTCTCTTTCGGTTGCACCGCCATTGATGTAAACCGTGTTGGCTATTTCAAGTAGGTCATTTCGGGTCATTTACTGTTCTCCCACATTGTTTTGCGTAGCTGGGCCATTGCGTCCTTGAGGTCCTGTTTGTATTGCTCGATGGCTTCCTGCTGTTGCATCATGCGTATGTAGGACTCCTCGGCGAACTGGGTTAGATTTGCATGGCTCCATGCGGCGAAGTTTGGGATGTCGTCTTTCATTATTTTGCTTGGTAAGGTGATTGGCTCCGTGGGCGAACCGAACGGGCGTGGGGGGTTATAGACGTGGGCTCATCAAAGAACACACGTGACTCCAAGTCGGCCCTAGTCTTGTGGAACTTCTCGGGGTACATGTCCTTTAGCGTCTCGATGTACTGCTCCAGCTTCATGTTGGGCAACACACTATAGTCCTTGCCATGCTCCTGCACTTTGCTCAGGTCTTTAAGCTGCTGGCGCTGGTGTTCAGTGAATGGATTAGAGCTGCTGTTGATGATTGTTTCTGCTGTTGTCATTTGGATTCCTTTGAGTTGGGTTTGGGGCAATTTTCTGGGGGCACTACTACGCACCATACGGCAGCGAAGTAATTTTTTATACCGATCTTCTGCCATCGGTCTATGTAGGCATCGGGCATGTTACGCAGTAGTCGGTTAGTGGTTTTGTTTGGCGCGTTAATCAGGGACGCTACCTGTGCCACCGTTAGTCCATCAGGGGTATCTCGTAGTGCCTGCCGCGCCTTCTTGTTGTAGCTATACATTGGTTTTTTCCATACAGTCCACACAGTACAGGAACCAGCCATCAGATTCCTTCCTGCCACACTCGGCACAGCAAGCGGTTTGGGCTTCCGGTTGTGGGGTGGTGTAAAGGGGTTGCACTTTTGCATGGCTACCTTTCAGTTCCGCCATCTCCTGCGCTTCTGCTTGCGTAAAGAAAATGTCGTGCAAGTTACCCTCAAATACACCCCACGCCACAGGCTCCTGCGCTGGCTGTGCTTTCTTGTCATCGTCAGGGTATTTTTTATCCCAAGACCCGTTTGCCTTGGCTCCCGCAATGATTGCTTCAAGTGTTTTGTCTTTAGTCATGTGTTCGCTCATCAGGCTCCGACTCCTGCGCTGGCTGTGTGGTGGTGTAAACAGGTACACGGCCTTCGCCAGCAGTCTTGTAGATCGTGCCGCACCCGACTGTCTCAAAATGCTCACGCACTTCTTCAATCTTCACCCAGCCCTC